CATTTTTTTAATTTCAGTGAGCCCATAAGATATTTCACTATCTGCAATTATATTGCGAATTTTATCTGCAAGATCTGGAGCAACTACCGGTGAATATAATTGCATTAATCTGTAATTTCTAAGAACAATATCTTCAGATTCTAGTATGTTTTTCTCGGCCACTAACAACTTCTCTTCTTTGGCCTTAACCTTATCAATTAAGTCATCAACATTAACAGGGCTGGACCCTGACAATTCGGGAAATATCTTCACTGCTGTTTTAATACCAACTCTTTCAACACCAGCAAGATTATCAGATTTATCACCAACCATAGCTCTTGCTATAGCAAAGTTGTTTGGGTGAATCTTATATTCATTTATGATGGTGCTCATTGTTTCAAACTTTTTTGTTGCGGGCCTATAGATGATCACATCTTTGTTTAGCAGTTGATAAAAATCTTTATCATTTGATATGATAATCTTTTTATAATCAGCATATAGAGGACTGTGACAAGCAATTGCTATAATATCATCTGCTTCAACATTATCAAAATAAAGTTGCTTAAATGGCATGAAATTCAAATACTCAAATAGCCTTCCAAGCTGCCAACTCTTGTTACGATTCATTTCATCATCGCTCCAATAGTCAAAAGTCTTCTCAAGATTTTTCGGTTTGATTGGCTTCCTACCCTCTTTATAGCCAGAGAAGACTTTTTTCCTACGTGAAGAGCCACCTTCACCATCCCACACCACTACTACTTCATCTGGTTGGATCTCCCTGCAATGTTTCTGCATCTGTTTGAGAAACCCCTTTAATCCACCAATTGGCAATCCTTTTGATGAAATAGATGGATCCACAATATAACTTCTATAGAAGCTATTAAGTCCATCAATTATCAATAATTTTTTGTGTTTCAAGTAACGTCCTTATTTGTTTTAAATGCACTTTTGCTTCTCCTCCAAAAAATCTTTTGGTAGCACTACTTTTTTGTATTTCTGCTTTATTTATTAAAACATCGTTTATGGTGTTTTTAGCAATTAAAAGGTTTAATTGTTCTTTGTAAACGAGAACATCTTCTTTCTTGAAAAGAGAGTAATACTTAATCGAAGTATAGAAAATGTTGCCGAGGGGCTGCGCCATTGGTTGCACGGACACTAAATCATTGGCAAAGAGCTTTCCGATTATTTTCTTGTGCTTAGACATTTTCCACTAACCACTTAAGATACCACATAGCTTTTTCAAGGTCTTCCTTTTCATTGTTTTTGTGGGGGGCTCTCATAATATATTTCATCGCATTACCATAACAAAAGCTTTCACCGTGACCCTGTTCTGCTATAATATCGATCACTTCAGTGCCCCCTTGATTATAATGTGATGGGTGGTTTACAGTAGAATCTTGTTGGTCTAGCTGTTCTATGGCATTGTTTACGAGCCATGAACTTGATTGGGGTTTATCCTCTCCGCCCAAGCCCCAAACCATTTCTACACCAAGATCTTCACAGACAACTTGTTCTGGTGTATTTCCTTTGCCCCTATCACCACCGTTACCAAAAGCAATTGCTCGTCTCGGGTATTCCTTTTTAATTTTGGCAATTAAGTCACTAGCGGTGTCAGAATTATCATTAAACGAAGTTGCTATATCTACACAATCAAAAGCTTTGATTATTTCCAATCGTTCTTGTAACGGCATGAAGACATAACCCTTTTTTCTAATAAGCCATTCATCAGAATTAACACCAACATGAACACTTTTTGCTTTCTTAGAGGCCATGTGCATCATTCTCAAATGACCAACATGAATTGGATCAAATCCACCCGAAAGAATAATGATATCATATTTTTTCATTTAACTCCTTGTATTGAATATATTTACCGTCACTCAGAAAAACACTTTCCGCTTCATAAATAGGCTCTTGATGTTCATCCACAAAAGTTTCATACTTGTATGGATTATAATGTGCTTTAGGCCAATCTACCTGTGTATTCTCAAATGTTTGTTCTCTAACAGTTCCATAGATCTTAGCATGAACGTTCTTTCTCTTTTCTTTAAGAACTCTTTCTCTGCCTTTCTTGCCAACTCTAAATTTTACATTATCAAGCATAATGTGCTCAACATGCGCAACCACTTTCCCATCTATTTGAACCGAAAAACAATCTTGATGCAGATTTCTATAAACTGCAACCCATGAGCCGGGTATTAATTCATCTTTAATTTTCCCCTTCATTCCACAACCTTCTTAAATTTAAGATATATCTTGTAACTAAATAACTTGGTCTTACCATCATCGATGAGAGCGACGTGGGAGGATAACTATAGTCATAAAAACCTCCCTTCAGTGGGTGCACAATTCCCCTTTCGAGTCGTAGATCCGAATAGAGATAGGGATTGAGTTGGTATTCATAATAAATCTTGCTTGATACTAAAAGATTTAAATTATCCATCCCTTTGCCTCTGCAACGGTTGGAAATTGCTCGCAAAAGATTTGTTTGATTGCTTCAGCAATTTCCATATGCTCTTTCTGTGTGCCATTAGCAGTTCTTAAATCAATATAATGAATCCAACTTCGAACAGTACCATTCATATACATCTTAGTTTTAGATTCCATTGGAAGAACAAAACGAGAACATTCTTTTGCTATCCCGTTGTCAAGAGCCCACTTATAATGCTCATAGCTTTTATCCCAAACCTCTTCCTGTCGCTTTTTCCATTCTTCTTGAACTTCAATAGAGAGGTCATCAATAGAATTTTGCCTATTCTTTTCATCTTGTCGGCGAGCGGGATAGATTTCGTATCCTGACTCGTCGAGGCTTTGATATCTCTGGGAGAATTCTTGGAAAGAGAAACTTCTGTGTCTCAAGATTTGAGCGCTAATAGCCCTTGTGGTATTAATCTCAACTACCATATTTGCCATTTCAAATACAGACCAGTGTCCATGACTAATGCAATATCGCAACAAGCCAGCATATTTAGGATTTTCCTGATCATCAGAAGATACGCGAGCGCAATAAGCCATTGTTTCTTCCGCGTCAGGTGTTACAGAAATTAACTTTACTTCAAAAGACATTTACCACCTATCTGTTGTAAAAGACATATCAGAATCCTTCTCCTCTACAATAGAGGCACCATATAATGTTTCAAAGTAGCCACACCAAAAAGCAGACATATCCATCTCACCCCCATTATCCATTTTCAGTTTAACTGAAAAGTCATGTTTATTATCATGCCAAGCTGGCCTTTGAGGGATTTTGTTTTTGTATTTGTATTGTCCATAATTATCATTCATATAATCATACCAAGCATAATGTTCCTTAATTCTTACAAGATTCTCTTTTGCAATATCAACATTTTGCCAAGTAATATTTAACATACCCTCACGCCGCTCACTATTAAACGAATCACCCGTTTCATAATCTATGAGAATTTGATAAGCCATTATTACTTCTCCTCTTCTTCCTCGGGAACATCAACGGGAGTTCCTTCTCCGTCAATATCATAAAAGTCATTAGCGTTTCCTTCACGTTTATCAAACTTCTGAATGATCTCTTCGTCCATAATATCTTGGACACGATGGCGGAACTTATCATCTTTAAGTTTTTCCAACCAATCAGCGCTCCGGAAACTCTCAGTCCAAGTTCCATCTTCATACTGAAGTTTATTCCACGCTCCAACTTTCAAATGTTCAGAGTTGCGGATAGCCTCAAACCATGATTCTTCATCCATGATTTTAACTTCATCGCCCCACAGAATTCTAAAAGCGCATTGTCTCCGTTCAGTACCGAATCTAGACTTCTTAATTGTGGCCTTAACTTCCCCACCTACTTGGAACCCTCTGTCATCATATTCATATCCACTTTTTGACTTTCTTCGTGTTAGCCAAACTTCAAGAGAGTACGAGTATTTAAGAGCTTTCCCGCCGGGAGTTGTAAAGGGATTCATTAATCTTTCATAATGATCGTTAGTAATGTTGGTTTTTAACTGATTAAGAATTACCCAACACGACTTCGTATCGGCAATCGGATCAGTCATTCTTGCAACACCGCCAGAAATAACTCTAGCCTTCTTTCCAACTTCTGAATTTGGGTTGAAGTCTTTTTCAAGTTCAGAAGCTGTTGGAGTGAAAGGAACAGAATCCCAAACAAAAAGATACTGTTGCCCTTCTTTTAAGATAGCCTCCATTGTTTCGAACACAAACTCGCAAGTTTTTGCTTGAACATAAATCAGATCGGCTAAATTAATTCCAATCTCAGAAAAGAAGGAGGGGCTAATTGCGCTTTCAGAATCGAAATAAACACAAGGTATACCTTTATCTTGTGCATTTTTAACAATCATTGCCGCCAAGTAAGACTTTCCAGCACTCTCTTGACCTGCAATTCCAATAATTTTCCCTGTTGGAACCCCAGCCCTCTTTCCTTTGCAAATAATGCTATCTAGCCACCTTGAACCCGTTGGAATCCAATCATGAACATCTGTCGGACTTTCCTCTCTTAAATCATAAGCAACAGTTCTACCGTATTTCTTATTGATAAGATCACGAATGTCATTGGCAGACATCTTACCAGCTACATCTTTTTTTTTAGCCATCACTTAATTCTGCGTTGAGTTCATTGAACATATTATCAATATCTACTTCTTCATTGGCTTTGAACTTTTCAGTGTTGCTTGTTTCAAGCTCGCCAACATCAATCTGATTGAAGTATGACTGAAGGGCATCCTTAATCTCGTCAAAAGACTTGCGAGTTGTGATGGAATGTACATCAGGGGCAGTTGCCATCATATCATCAATAGCATCCTGTGATTCCAGAAGGGCAGTCTTGATCGGTCGTGGTTGAAGATCAACAGTTGCATAGATAGCTTTAGCTTTCTTACTCGATGAAATCCTCATATCATTACCTGTTTGTGGATCGGTAATATCACCATAATCAGGATTAAGAACGATATTAACAAGCTCTTGACAAACAGTTTTGCTGTATGACCAGACCATTACTCGACCTTCATCTTCGCGATCCATAACGAGTGAGTAATAACGAGGCTTTGCCTTGAGATTATTCGCAGCCTTGCGAGTCTCATCGTCTTGAGTCTGATTGTATTCGTCCCATAATTTGCTAACGAAGCCGCAAACTGGACAGTCCTCACCATACATCTTATGAGGGCACTCAAAAGACTCTTTACCTACATTGTAGTGCATCCACTTCTGGACAAAGGGATCTCCGTCGTCTGCGGGGAGAAGACGAATCATGTCTTGTTGCCCTTCAGTTGGCTTATAAAAATTAAGCCCAGATCCTTTGCTTTCAAGCTCATTGAGCTTTTCTTTCATTTTGTCTAAATTAATACCCATTTATTCTCCTTTTTTAAAATAGGTTTCTTCTAAGCACATTCTTATAACTCATATAAAGAATGAGAAGTTCAGTATTTGTTCTTGCAAGCCCTTCCTTTGTTGTAAGGGAAAGGGCAGCCCTTAATAAATCTAATCTCGATGATGGTTTGAACACTGTGTCTGATAAACATGGGTGCCTATCCGGTCCAATGATAGGAACTATTTTTGCCCCCAAAGAAATGATCTTTCTTACGGAGATACTATCTCTCGATAGATAATCACGCATATCAAAATAGTTCCCCATCAGAATCTTGTTCGCCAATACAATATTACAATTCATTCTTGAACTAGCGAAGTTTCAATTATTACCATCTTATATTCTGTGTTGGAAGGTGTTTCATAAATTCCAAAATTCACTTCATCAATGTTTCCAAGATTAATTGTTGATATCTCTTGTTTCACTGATGAGAGAAGCTCGACATCTTCTAGTTGGTCTGCAACGACCAGATAACAATACGTCTTGCTCAGTGGGTATTGTGTTTCTTTTTTCTCATTTCTCAAGGGAAAAAAGAGCACTTCTTGATTTTCGTGAACGCGTCCAAGTGTAACAATTCTGTTCAATTCTTCGTAATCTCTTTTCTTCCCAAATACTTGTGAATTTTCTTCACAAAATATTAGTGCATTTATTGCATAGGTTATATGGTTGTTAATTGTCGGATAGTAATTTTTAATCGACACTTTTCCAGAGAAAGAGGCAATATGATTATTGTCAAATAATATGATCTCTTTCAACATACCAGATCTTGCAGATTCTTGCAAAACCCCGTAAGTTAATCTCTCTTGCATTACCTGAATATTGGTTAAACTATCCTTCTCTGGTTTTATATAAATGACAGATGTATTCTCTCCTCCTAAAGCCTCCAGAAGCTTCAGAGAGGCACCAGATATATCACTGCCACCTGACACCACAAAATACTTTCTCTGGTCTCTAAATCGCTCTAAATCGCTCTCAGTAAGATCTATTTGATCATACTGTTCGTGTTTATACTGACCCTCTTTTCCGGGCTTAACAATAATCGTTTCAAATCCTTCGTGAAGGACTTCATCTATTAAAATAATTTCATTATCTTGAAGGGAAGAGAGTATATTTTTACCCACCTCTCCCATACCAATCAATAACATCCATATCTCCTTCTTCATCTTGACGTATTACTTCATTTAAGACTTCATTCATTGGATTAACTATATTTTTCATTTGCAGTTTCAAAAATGTCAAGTTGTTAGGTTCATCAAGTAACATAGGAATATCTGAGATGTCAACTTCATCGTACCCATACAGAGCCATATATTTAACCACCCGCCTTGCAAAAGAACTTACAGAATTAAAACTAGAAGCTATAAGCTTATTTTTCAGCAAGCCAGCGAATGCCAACTTGTGCATATAGATATAATCATCCTCAATGAACATTTTTGAAGCCGATAAATCAAAGACATCCATAAATCCCCTTACATCTTTGATTGGTGAATCATCTTCTTTCTTTGTTCGTGTGA